CCAATTAACCAGCCTTCGTCAAAAGTTCCAAAACTGTCCCAATGCTGTGCTTCACGATGGTTATGGACTGAAATATAATGCCCTGGGCTTAAATCTTTAGCTTCAGTCCATTCAGAATATTGTTTACGCTGAGTCTGAGCAGTAACTTTGAGTAGCTGATGATTGTCAGTTAAACGCAACTCATATCCTTCTTGAGTAATTACTTTTAGCACAGGCTTGATTCCTGTTAGCCAAAAACCTTCAGGTGTGGTGCTAAATAATTCTCCATCAACGTAAACACTGGTTTGTTTGCCTATCAAGTCTTTAACTTGCCTCGCTCCTTTCTCTGTGTGAATCCATGTATCAGCAGTAACACATGGATTTAATCCATATGTACTTACTCTATGTTCTATCTCCGCATGTGGCATGTCTGGATAATGCTTTCTTATCCATTGCTTAGCTTCACCATTCTCGTAAGCATTCAAAAACTTTGCTTTTAGTTTTTGGGTAATCAATAAATCTGCATTTGCTCTGGCGACAGCTTCACCCGCCCATTGAATTGCTCCTTCACCACTCCAATATTGACTCGTTACTGAATCAAACACCTCCTCATAAGTAGGCTTTTGGTGAAAAACTCTGGTGTGATTTGCCATGCGCAAAGCATCTTTCTCTGGATCTATTCTCCACTCTCCAGTTGGTGTTTGCTCCCATAGATTTGCTTTAGCGTTAGCAGCTACGTTATCACTAGAAGTGAACTGGCGCATGCCCGCTGAGCGTCTAATGTTCCCAGCCACTATAGTGCTTGCTGCTTCATCAATCAGCAAGCAGCATTCCAGTGACGTTAGTTTTCTACCATGTGCTTTGTTTAAGATGTTTGCACATCTATAAAACAAATTCTCTAATTTCACTGGATTGGCAACACCACCAAATTGTTTTAATTTCTCCCCAGCAGGGCGTACATTGGCTAATGACACTTTGACTACCACAACTCCATCAAAGGTGTCATCAGAAGCTACTTGAAGTAATTGCTTGTATGCTTCCACCCATCCTTGTCTACTGTCTCCGACTTTTATCGTAAAACTGTCTTCTGTCAAGACAGTTACTGTCTCGTCCAGCCTTTCAGATGGTGGGGTTTCGCCTATTTTGTCAATAATCTCAATGTTTATTGTATTTTTGATGGTAGGTAATTGCTGATAATATTTAGGCTCAATTACAGCGCCTGTGCCACATCCCATCATGGCTAAATCCATCATGAATGCAAAAGCATCCCAGTTGGTTAAATTTGTGGATGTACAATTGTATGCTCCACTGTAATTCTGTGGCTTATCCAGCCACTCTGTGCCGCCTACCCATAGCCATCTTCCAGATGGCAATGCTTTTATGCTTTTCTGCATTCTGGCGACTAGTTCTATTTCTTCTGGGGTAAATTTCCCCAGCTTTGCTAATCCGTCAACGGAACGTTTGCACATCTCCTCCCATGACTCTCTCCCGTGTCCTGTTAATCTGCTGTATGTTCTAAAGAACACTGGATTGCCAGTCAACGCACCAAAATCTTCTGACATTTTGATTTTTTTATGCAACAACTATTTTACTGTAAACCAAGTAATGTCTCTATTGGTAGATTGTAAAATAAAATTTATTTTATATAACATATTGACACAAAACAAATGTTTAATTTATTGTAGAAACTAAAATTACACTGATTAACATGCAGTACTTAAATAATCAGTTGCACACTATAGAATCGTTGGTGCAACAAATTGACAAAGGCGTTCTTGTTGTGCCTAATTGCGTAGAATGGGACGTGGTTAAACAATCACGTGCTATAGAAAATATATTGTTTGGATTTCCAGTGCCATCAATATTTTTATTAGAAAATACTAGGGAAGTATTGCCCATTAATTCTAGTATTCAATTTGTTAAAACAATAGTCAATTTTGTTGATGACAAATTTGTCCTGACAAACACAACCGATGGTTTGTTAAATCTTAAATTCAATAATTTGCCACTAAAAAAGAAAAGGCAATTTAATAAAACCATAATTGAATGTGTCGTTATGTTAGATACTACGATATCTATTGACACTTTAGATAAAATGTGTTTTAATTAAAGTACAATATCAATAAAGTTATGATTAACACAGTTACATTGGTAGGACGTGTTGGACAAGATCCAACTGTAAAATATTTTGAAGGCGGTAGTGTAAAAGTCACTACTAGCTTAGCTGTTACTCGCAATAAAGAAGTAACAGATTGGTTCAACGTTGAAGCATGGGGAAAGACAGGAGACATAATCACAAATTATGTCAGGAAAGGCAGTCAAATCGCTGTCAAAGGAGCATTTAAAACAGAATCCTGGCTTGACACTAAGTCAGGAGAAGAAAGGACTAAAGTGGTGATTCTAGTAGATCAGGTTGAACTACTAGGTGGTAAAAAACAAGAAGAGGAAGTTGTTTTTTAACACATTTTATTAATTCAAATAACTCATCAAAGCACTACCAATTTCTGTTGCTGATGAGTTATTTTTTTTAATCCCAATAATATCAAATAACAAGTCTTTTTCCTCTGGACTAACAGTTATTTTGATAGTGGTGTAATCACCACTGGGTTCTTCTTTGCTGGACTCTTCCTCCCACTCAGGGAAGTCATCAAAGTTCAAGTCATCTAAACTAAATCCAGTTAGTTCAATGTTGAACTCCACTGAATCCAAAAATTCTAGTTCCTTCCGAAGCACTTCCGGATTAAATCCGGAATTCATTGTCAACTTATTATGCGCGAGTCTATATGCACTTTTTTGTGCTTTAGACAAGCCAGTTATGACAATAACAGGAACTGTTTTAATCTTTAGTCTAGTTGCTGCTGCAAGTCTACCATGCCCTTCTAAGATAACGTTAGATTCATCCACAGCTATTGGATCTAAAAATCCAAACTCAGCTATTGATGCTGCTATCTGTTCTAACTGCTCATCTGGATGTAATTTTGCGTTTGCTTCATAGGGAATAATACGACTAAGTTCCCATTGTTCTATCTGTGATACTTTAATCATTGTTCAAGTTTATTTAACATTTATTAGGAGTGTAACATAATGCTGCCTTACAAACATTTAGCTGAAGTATCTTTCCTTGGAGTAGAGGAAATTTATGAATTTTTGGTTAGTCTGAATAAACAAACTAACTTGTTTACGCAACTTGAAATTAGCGATGATAAATCTCAAATACTTATCTACAATTGCAAAGCTAATCTAAGAACTCACATCCCCATGTATGTAGAACCATCCACTAAAGCTATAATGTTGGCACAATCAATATTTGGAATTCATTGGACTGTTGCTTTGCCTGGCTATACAAAATATGTAGAGCAGCTTTGGAAAATTCACAAAAAAAATAAATAATTAATAACCCCTGAGTAATCTCAGGGGTGTAGTTTGTAAATGTTACTTAACTATTTGTGCATTTTTAAACATCAATTCAGGTTTTTTTGTCTCCTGGTTAATCAATATTCTTCCCTCTAAAATGACATTGTCATCAATGTCAATTCCTAGTATCTCCATACCTTTAGCGCGTAATAGATATGGCTTTTCCTCCTTTCTAAGGGAAGGAACAGATACAACAAACTCTATGGCTGGTTTGTTGTTAATTAACATGCTTTTTGGTGTGTCCATTACCACACCTTGAATTACAGCTGAGTTCATAATATTAATACCAATGTTACTTATTTAGTATATCACAAACATATTGACAATAGTTGGTATTTAAAACTTCAATTTTCTAAATTAAAAATTTTTGCATTTTTATCATGAACATATATAATTTCAACTCGCTCATTTTTGCTTTCTATTTTTTTTTGCAATTTAGTTTTACCCGCTCCTGCCGCACTCATTGTTGCTTTAAAATTAATTTTTTGATGAAAAGATTTTGGTTCGATTTCTTGTTGATAACCAGATAAAACATATTTACCTTGAATTGTATCTAATAAATTACACAAATTTTTATAATCTTCAATTGAATATTTTTTATAATGTCCACAATCTGTATTTATGTATGGTGGGTCTACATAAAACAAAGTGTTAGGACTATCCCATCTTTTTATGCAATCCAAAGCATCTTCACAAGAAGCATGAATAGAAGATATTCTGTTTAAAATAGCAGAAATTCTTTGTTTATGATTAATCCATTCTTGGGATGGACAACTATTTGGATCGCGAGAGATTCCCCATCCTCCAAATAATTTATTCGCAAAAGAAGTATTGATATTAAAAAAATAAGCCCAAGCTTTATCTAAGTCATTGT